TTATTTTCTTCATTTATTTGATTATTTAATTCTTCTATTTTATCTTGTTTACTTTTTGACAATTTTTTTGTTAGTTCTTCATCTACTTTTTGACCACAAGTAGGACAAACTTCTGAATTTTTCAATAAATTTTGTATTTCATTATTTAAAGCTTTTACTTCTATATTTTTTAAATCAATTGACTTTAACAAAGAAGGTATATTATTGTTTATTTCAATTTTTAATTTATTAATTTCATTATTAATTTTTTCATTATGAGCAAGTTCTTTTTCGTATTTATCAAGCAATACAATTTCAGTATTAACATCAATATCTTCCCATTTTTTTACAGATAATTTATTAGAATTATATTTTTCAACTTTATTATCTATATTTATAACTTTTTTTTCTTCAAATTCTATTTCATTTTTTAAATCAATATTTCTCATAGTCACTAAATCATAATTTTCATTATTTAATAATTCTTTATTTATATCAATTTTTTCATAATTAGCGATTTTACCTGTTAATTTAAATACTTCATCTTGTAATTTTTCTTTTTCTGCTTTTAATTTTAAAAGTGTTTCTTTAACTCCTTCTTTATATTCATTAATATTATCACTTAATGATGTTATTTCAACTTCTATTTTTTCTTCTTCTCTTTTTGTTAAATCAACTTTTTCATCAATAGGCTCTTTTAATTTTTTTAATTTATTATAAAATGAAGTTATCTCTTTTAATGATAATATAGATTCTAATGTTTTTAATCTATCAGATCGTGATGCTCTTAAAAATGAAGTATAAAGTTCTGATGATAATATTACAGAAGATATCATAGTATTATATTGTATTTCTATAATTCCATTAATAAACTCTTGAGTTGCACCAGTAGTTCTTTGAGATATGTTTTTAGTTCCTTTAAAAAATAATAATTTATTTCCATTAGTTTCATGTTTTCTATATCTAATTATAGAATAATTATTACCACCAATTTTAAAACCTACTTCCACTTTACAATTTTTTTTGGTTTTTCTATTAACTACTCCATCAGCACCATCTTGATTTTTTCCATAAATACACCAAATTATAGCATCAAAAAATGTACTTTTTCCATCGCCATTAGCACCAATAACTAATTTAATACCATCAAAACTTAAATCAAATTCAGTTTCTGCGTCTGGATAACTTTTAAAGTTTTTTAGTTTTACATATTGTAGTTTCAATCTATTCTCTTCCTTCCACTTATAGTTCTCTTAAGAGTGCCATCATTAAAAATCGAAATCCTTTCTTTCTTCAAAGATATCATAATTGTATCTTTTAAAAAATACTTGTAGATTAATGGCAATGAGCCTAATCTTCCTTTGCTTGTTTTCATTTAATATCAATTCCTCGCTTACTATTTTGATAAATCATCTTCTACTTTTTAAGTTGAAGAAAAACTTTCATATCTTCCAATGATTCCTCTGTCCAATTTACGTTCATTTTTGTATGGTTTGAGGTAAACTCATATACAAGACTAAATAAATTATCTTTATGAGGAGGATTATATAAATGCCATATAAGTCCATTAGTTCCCCTATTAATTTCAAAAATTTCTATATCTATATTAACAGCATAGTTATTAAATATATTTATTAAAGTATCTAACTTTTCTATTATCATTCAAAATAATCACTTATAGTACTAGTTACTGCTGGGTATTTTTCTATTGGAGAAAACGACCCTCTTGCTAAAGAAGCAAGCGAGCTATTCGAAACCTCTTTATAATAATTCTCAAACGGATTAAGTCTATGAGGAGGATTATCAATTCTAACTCCATACTTGTTTATTCCGACAAATAATAGAAAATATTTTCTTTCTTTATTAGTAAAGTAATTCTTAAACAAAAAAGAAAGAGTATCTAATCTACTTGTTGTATCTAAAGTTATCCTTTCTACCCATTCCATCATTATACCCTTATTTATCACTAAATCCCAACACAGATATTTTATTATAATTTTTTCTCATAAATAATTTTTGCGACGAAAAACTACTACATAACTCTATTTCGAAATACTTAGATAAATCATAACTTCCAAATAAATATACTAATGTGTCTATCCTTGTTGTTAATGTTGTCATACTTCTCTAACATATCTCATCATTTCGCCTCTCTTAAAATAATGTAAAGATTCTCTCCATTTAAACAATCCGCTTTCTATATCATAAGACTTAAACAGACTATGTATTATTTCAAACTTAAATCTTCTTCCGTCTTTTTTATCATTAACGTTCATCATTACATAACCTGAACAACTTTTTCAAAAATATCAACTAACTTCTTATTCTCTATTCCTTCCATTTTAATATTATTCATTATATACTCATTAACCATATCTTTTACTGATGAATTCATATCAATCTTCGCATCTTCATTTACACTAATATCATCAGCAGTATCTATAAAATAAGGAGTTACATTCAACGCTCCTTTTTCATAAAGTATGTGTTTTAGTTTAACATAATTATCAAGTTTCTCTTTTATTACTACTTGAACAAAAGAATTATTAACATCTACATTTTGAAAATCTTCGCCGTTAATTTTTTTATAAACAGGAGCTTGATCATAGTAATGTCTTTCCCATTTATCAGTCTCTAAATCTAAAACTATAAACCCTTTCTTCTGGCCTATTTCCCCAAAATTCATCTGATAAGGAGAACCTATAAAAATTACATTTCCTTTACTTTGAGGTCTATGAAAGTGTCCTGAAAACACTTTATTATAACCACTAAATAACTTTCTGGAGAACCCAGCTTTTTCATTTACATGATATTTATTATCGAACTGGAAATCGGCTATACTTAAATGAGTTATTAATAAATCACCATCAGTAGGGATATCATCCTCTCTTTTAGTATAAGGAAGTAAATCAATTTTTCTTCCACCTAATTCGATCTGTTCAAAACCTTTAACAACATCACCAAATACTGAAAATGTCTCTACTAAACTATCATTATCTACACTAAAAATATCATGATTTCCAAGAATTGTAATTACATTCAATCCTTGGTCTCTTAATTCTTTGAACTTAAAAAATAATGGAATAAACGCATCGTTCTGTATCTTGGCTGATTTTTCAAAGATATCTCCTGCAATAATAATATTCTTTATTCCATTCTCTTTACAAAATTCCTGTAAATATGAAATGTAATCCATTCCAATATCTGTATATATTCCTGATTGGATATGCCAATCACTTGTAAGAACTACACGTGCCATATATTATTCTCCTGTTATATAATAATAACATATTATTCTTTTTTTGTCAAGTAAAATTTTGATGGTTTTTTTTGCTTGAATTTTTCACAAAATGGTAAATAATTAAAATTAACTTTATTCGGTTGTTCATCATACTCAATAAAAATACGAACTTGACGTTCTAACTCTTTTAAGAGATATGTTTTATTCCAAGCAGTCGCTTCTTCTAATATCATATCTGCATATTTTTGATTATACTCTTGTTTATTTTCAAGGAAATAAACAAATTTCTTAACCATAGTATTAAACTTCATGATGTCTACCAATTAAATCATCAATTAATAATGTATCAGGTAAAAGATGTTCTATTTTTTTTTCCTCTATTAAATCCCAATCTATATCATTATTCCTTTTTAAATTAGACAACGAAGTTAAATTTTCTAAACTCCAACATTTTTTTATATCTTCTTTATTATAAAAATTATAAACTCTTACAGGAATAATATGATGAATATGTTCATTAGCTTTAATATGAAGATATTGTGATAACTCATTTGCTGAATAACCTAATAAAGTCTCTATTTTTTTATTCCAATATCCAACTTTTAATCCTTCTTTTATATAATTATATACATTTTTTTTAATCTTTGAATTCATATCATTTCCATATTTTTCAAGAAGATAAAGTTTTTGTTTTTTAAGAATCTCTTTTTTATTATTCTTATAATATTCTTTTGATTTTTGTTTAATTCTTTCTTTATTTTTCTGATACCATCTTTTTTTATATTCTTTAATTTCTTCTTTATTTAATATATTATATTTTTTATTGTATTCTTTTTTATCCATTTAACCCTCAAATAATATTATTTGACAACATTACCTTTAATAATCTTATTTATGAGGTAAGTTAATAATATAACTTAAACATTAGGAGAAAAAAATGGCTATATCATTAACAACAAGCAGAAGTTCAAGCTTAGAAAGTTTAAAAAAGAATAGATTCGTAATGCAGTTTACAGCTGTTCCGGGAGGTGGAGATGCCTCTGAATTAGCTTTTGCAGCTCATACAGCAACAGTTCCACAAATAACATTTAATCCAATTGAATCACAAAGACTCAATGAAAGATTTTTTTCAGCTGGAAAACCAACTTGGAATGATCTTTCTACAACATTTTATGATTATATATCAGGACCAAAATCAGCAGGGCAAATACTTTATGATTGGTCACAAAGTATTTATAATCCAATTACTGGACAAATGTATTTTAAATCACAATACAGTACATCAGCAACTCTAGCACAATTAGATCCTGCTGGCGGAATTGTAAGATTATGGAATATTTATTACATTTGGCCAACTTCTATTGGTTGGGGTGATGCATTATCTTATGATGATGATACCATTTCCGAATGTGCAGTTACTTTTAAATATGATTATGCTTTAAAAGGAACTGATTCAAGTTCAGTTTTATAAATCTAAATTGAAAAATAAATGGGTTAAATATTTTCTTTAACCCATTTATCATTTCCACAATCCCATATTCTATTATAACCATTCAATTTCATATTTTCCCACTCTGTTAAATTTTTATTGAATTTTTCTAATTTTTCATTTAATACATTTTTTCTAAAATTATACCTATGAACTCGTTTATTGTTTTCAAGATACCAATAATTAGGATTTGATGTATGTTCAAAATTAAAACCGAGTTGCTTATAAACAGCTCCCTGACTCCATCTTTTATCAGAAAATGAAAAGATTTTTTTCCACTTTATATTCCTTTCAAAATATTTTAAAAGTTTACTTGCTCCACCGATAACTACAGTATTTTTTTTTGAAGCAAATCTAATTAATTCATAAACATCATCTTCGCTTTTACTGCCTAAAGCAATTCTTGCTTTTCCAAATGTCATTAGAGAAACTAATTCATCATTATAAAATAATCCTAACTTATATTTACTTTTATCAGCTCCTTGAATATGATGTTCGTTTAAAAAAATATTTTTTTGTTTAGAAGATATTTCTTTTATAATACATTTTCTAGCATAAATTCTTTCATATTTATTAAAACCAATTAAATGACTTAATCTTGATTTAACTATTTCTTGTTTGTCTGACCATTCATCTTCAAAAATATGTATTAAATAAATTCCTTTTTCATTACAAACTTTAGTTTTATTAAGGTGATAGTTTTTGTTCTTCCCTTGATTTTCACTATGCCAATACAAACCATCAAATTCAATTGCTATTTTTTTATTAGGTAAGTAAATATCTAATTCTTTACCCTCTAAAACAGTTCTATCGTTTTCAATAATTTTCCCTGAATAAATAGTTTTAATAAAATTTTCTATTTCTTTTTCTGCTCTTGAAATAAATTTAGGAAAACAGGTAGGACATCTTGGAACTCTTGAATGTATACTACTTTTAAACTCTGTATTACAAATTAAACACTTAAAATTATAATAAATATCTTTATCTTTAATTCTTAAACCCTTATAATCATCCAATAATTCTACTTGTTGCTGTTGCAATCTTTTTTTAATTACAGGTAAATATGTCATAAAATGATTTTGTGATATTTTCTTTTTTATTTCTTCATTAGCAAAAGGATTTTCAAAACCATATCTTTTTATCATTGTTTGCTTTGACTTTTCTCTTACTTCTTTTCTGCAAAAGGGACTTTCTTTTTGTAAATTAACCCTTCCATATTTCTCAATTTTTGTTTGAACCTGTTTTTTCTTATTTTCCTCTAATTTTGCTGGATTAGTTACATTATATTTTTTTAAATTATTACTTTTTGTTTTTTTTTGAATTTTTTTATTTTGCTGAGGGTACTCAACTCCAAAATTTTTTAGACAAGTTTGTCTTTTTGCTTCTTTAACTGATTCTAATTGAGAAATATTTTCTACACCATATTTTTTTAAGTTAAAATATTTTTTAGCACACTTTCTACAAAGAAAAATACTTTCATCAGTAATGTCAATTTCTTTATAATTTAATCCTCTCATAGATAATGATTGAATAGTTTTATTTGTTTCTTCTCCACATTTAACACATTTAAAAAAAAGTTTACTATTTGATTTTGCATTTAAAAGAATGTTATTTTTTATTAAAGGTTCTATTACTTCTTTCTTTGAAATTAATTTAAAACTCATATTTTCCTTTAAAAAAAAGGAGATACTATTTCTAGTATCTCCAAGATCTTACTTATAGGGGGATAAGGTAAGACTTAAATAATTGTTAATCTTTTAGGTTTTATTTCATCCTTTGCTGGAACTTTAACTGTTAAAATCCCATCTTTCATTTCTGCAACAGAATTATCTGTTTCATATTTAGAAACAGGAACCACAAAAGATGAATTAATATCTGGTTTCTTTATACCTTTTTTTAGAACTCTTAATCCTTCTTTTTCTTTTTCTTTTTCTTTTGAGTTACTTTTAATAGTAAGTATCATTTTATCACCATTAAATTCTATCAAAGCATCTTCTTTTTCATAACCTGCTACTGCAAATTCAAAAGTTAAATCTTTACTTTCTTCATTGATAAAAATATTTACTGGTGGGAAATTGGGTGTGTGGTATATCTCACCACCTTTTTGAATTACTGATGTAGTAAATACATCATCAATATCCAAAAATAATCTTTCGAATATCTCATTGATATTCATGTTGTTATAATTCATAACAAACCTCCGTGGAGCATTTTTATTTTTATTCCCTCATACGAGGCGAATATATTTCATTATACAAAATTATTCTTTTTTTGTCAAGTTTTAAATGAACTTCTTTTTTATAAAGCTTTGCCATTTTTTACGATCAAAATGTTTTGCTTTTCTTTTAACTGATTTTTCAAAATCTATTTTTACATATTTTTGTTTATTTTGAATATTTACAGCAGTTCCAATGGCAAATAAAAGAGCCATAATATATTGGTTTTTTAATTTTGCTACCATTGTATTAGTTTGCCAATCGTATTCATAATCAAACATAGTTGCTATAGTTAATCTTATCTTACCAGCAATATCTCTTGGAAGAAATTTTGTAAACCACGTTCTTGATTTATTATGTTTTTTCATATAGTCTTTAAATTTTCTAACTATAAATTTATCAAAATTAATTCTAGTAATTGAAAACTGAATCATTTTTGGTAATTGTATTTTAAACTTAAATCTTTGTTCAAATTTTGACATTCTATTGTTAGGAGATACATTTTGTAAAGCTTTACTTAACCATTTATTTACATCTAATTCAAAAGTAGCACTGATAGTAGAAAACTTAATTAATTTCATATAATCTCTATCATAAGAATCTATACTTGAAAGAATTGCTTCTTTTAAAGATTTCATATCAATATCTTTATTTTGTAATAATTTTTCTGGAGAAAATATACTATTTCTTAAAGATACCATGTAAACAATTCTATATGTATTACCAACAGGTCTACCTAAAGTAAACTGTAAACTGATTTGAGATGAAGTTATTTTTTGTTTTTCATTTGTTGTTTTAATTGGTTCTACCCAAAACCCATTAATGAATGGCATTAATTACTCCTTACTCATCTTTATATTCAAGTGTTTGTGTTTTAGCTTTTAATTGTTTAAACAAGAAACCAATTTCATCTAAATTTCTTTCAGCGTCAGCACCATCACTTTCTTTATATTTTTTAACCATTTTCTTTAATCTTATATTATCTTTTTTAAGTTGATCATCATTACCTTTATAGTTTTTACTCAACATACTTTTAACAAGTTTTTCAACCATTCCAGCGTCTATTAAATCATCATCTGACATTGCTATATCATTTCCAATAATTTTTTTAGATTTAAGAGACTTTCTATTTTTAATTTGTGTGAATATTCCTTCCATTTCATCAGCAATATCATCATCACCTTGTTCTCTTTTAGTGTCAAATAAATCTTTAGCTTCTTCTTTAGCTTTATTTAAATCAGAAATAGAATCATATTCAGCAGTTGCAATTTCTCTTATTTTTCTTTTGAAATCAGAATCAGACAAAAATTTAGATTCTTTCTTTTTATCAATAGAGTTTTTAAGTTCATCCGGTGTTTTAAAAAGTTTATCAGGAGATTTTAATTCTCCAACTGTAATAAGATTATTTATTAATCTATATTTTTTAAGCCTATCATAATCTTCTTTTGAAATTTTCTTTTTAAGGTTTCTTTCAAATCTTTTAATTCCAGCTTCAATAGCTTTTTCTGCTTTAATTAGATTATCTGATTTTTTAAAGTATTTAGGATTAAAAAAATCATCTTCTTTAAGTTTTTGAATATAATCTTTTACATTCCCAGTAGGTGCTCCGACAGAAGGTCTTAATTCCCATATTTTTCTTTCTTTTTCATTAAACTCTACATTACTTTTATTTTTGGAAATTTTAGTATAATAAGTTGATTTTCTTTCTTTAGCGTTATCAATTAATTCATTTACTATTTTAATATATGTTTGTCTATAAATACTATCTCTTTTTTCTGGTTTTAGTTGATCCATTATTTTTCTTCTTAAAAAATATAATCCAAGAGCAGAATTAAAACCACCGTTACTTAATCTAAAATTTTTATTTTTAGTTAAATCAATTTTATACTCATATAAATATGATTCATCAATATCATCAGTTTCAGCTCTCTTAAGTTCTAACCTTTTTTGTGCTGCTATTTTTGCCACATTGCCTTTTCTTAAATCAATATTTCGTTTAACTAATTTTGATATTTCATCTGATTTTTTTATTGGATCTTCTTCATCATCAGCATCAATTTCACCAATTTTCTCTAAATTTTTAGTGATATCAAAATATGCTTTTTTTAAATCATTCATTGAATAAGAATCAAAATTTTCTTTTCCTAAATCATATTCTTTTAATATTCTTTCTAAAATGGTAGAAGGAATTCTTTTATTTGTTTTAATTCCTTTCTTTACTTCTTCTAATGATTTAATAGTTCTATCTTGTTTCTCTATTTTTTCTTCTAAGTCATCATCTTTTTCAAATCTTGAGCCACGAGCTTCAATTTTTCTTCTCCCTGATTCAAGATTTGATTTAAATTGTTCTTTTGTCATTCCAAAAGTTTCTTTAGAAGTAAGCATTTTATTTTTTTTAACTGTTCGTTTAATTACTTGATAAGGAGCTAATACATCTTTTCTAAATTTCATTATTTCAGAAATTAATTCAGAACCATAATTTTCATAAATTTGCGACAATATTTCTGTTTGCTCTTTAGTTAATTTATAAGTTGTAGAATTTAAATTTTTACTTCCACCAAATTCAAGTTCAGCACGTAATTTTTCTCTTCCTAAAATTGCTTTACCTTTAATATTTTTAGTCGCTTTTTCAACCTTCCCAATAGTAGCATTAGAAACTTTTTTTAAATTTTTTAAAGATTTTCTTTTCAATGTTAAATAAGCTAAAATTGGATTTAACGGCATAAACCCTTCAGCTATAATTACTTCATTTATAGACTCTGTTTCTAATTCTGTTAATATTATATTTTCTAAGCTAGCCATAGTAATTCCTTTAAATTGGTTATATTTATCTTTACAGTAGAATCTCTATGTCTTCAAAACCAACTTTTTTATATAAATGTTCTCTTTGCAAAGAATGTTTTTCAGTAAATTTATTTCCTTTATCAAAAAAATCATATACTAAAGCATATTCTTTTCCTTCTGACTTTCTTAATGAACGACCTAAACGTTGAAGAACTTCAATTTCACTCTTACCCCCAGAAACATTTATCATCAATTCAATATTATTTATAGATATTCCTTGAGTAAAAATACTTGACGCAATTAATGTTTTAATTTCACCTTTTTTAAATTTTTCTATAGCTTCTAACCTTACTTTTAAATTATCCTTTCCTGATAATAATATTGCTTCTGGAAGATTTTCTTTTAGGAATTCTCCGTGACTAATAATTTTAAATAATATAAGAGATTGTTTATTAGTTTTTTTAATTATATCTATTGCTATTTTATTTCTTTCTTTATTATTAACTATACATTTATCATAAGCACTATCCCAAGATGGAGTAGGAACACAATTAACAGTATTAAATATTATTTTAGGAGGAGTAATAACATTATTTTCTACTAACTCTTTTGAAAATATTTCAGAAATTATATCTCCCAAATATTGTCTTATAGTTGCCCATTTATATTCTTTTCCAGCATCTGGAGTTGCTGACATTCCATATCTATAAGAATATGAAGTTGTAGATAAAAATTCTTGATAAGTTTTAGCAGAAGCTCCGTGAACTTCATCTATAAATAAACATTTATATTCATTTAAAGATAATTTTTTTACTGATCCTATTGTAGATACCATATGGGTTTTTTTATCTACCATTTTACCATTACAAATACCTACTGATAATCCTGCTTCATTTAAACTTTTATATAATTGAGTTGATAAAGAAACTCCATTTACTAATATTAATGTAGGTAAATTAGAAACTTTAATAAAAGCTTCAAGAATAGAACTTTTTCCAGCAGAAGTTGGAGCTTTTATTATACCAATATTTGTTTTAAGAAGTGCTTTCAATGCTCTAATTTGATGTTCCACGTAGTCAAAATCTGGATTAAAATATTTTCTTAATTGTTTATCTGTTAGGTTTATATCTATTAATTTAGTTCTCTTATCTTGTAGTTCAGATACTAATAATTGATTTTTTTTTATGAATGTTAAAAGTTCTTTTAAGAATCCAGAACGTAATACTAATGCAGAGCCTTTCTGGTCGGCAAAACAAACAGTTTTAACTTTCCTTTTATTAAAACCATTTTTTGTCATTGCTTTACTCATATCTTTATAAGTAAACCTATCTTTAATGAGTTTTATTTCATTTTTGGATAGGTCGCCAATCGCTAAATAATTATCAGTTATAAGAATCTTCAATTGTTACTCATATACACCCCAAACATCACTTTCACCAATAATACCTTTTCTAATTGGATTTATTGGATCTGCTAAATTTGGAACGTCAAATTGTTTAATATTATAATCATTAAAAATAATTGAATCTCCAACTTTAAATCCACAACTTTCCAAATCAATTTTATTCCCAATAGTATCAACTATTGCTTCAAATACTTTTTCCTCACTCGCACCACTAGCACCAATTAATTCGATTCCACCCGGAGTTACTCTTTTCTTTTTTTTAACTTCTTGGAATTTTATTATTACTCTATCTCCAAGTGCTCTAAGTTCTTTTTCTGCCATATTGTCTCCTTAACTCCATTTTATATTAAAACATCTTCCAAACCACATTCTCCACTCACAATGCTTTGCTACTTTTTTGCTGTCAATAATATTACTTTTATATTTTAAAGGGGAGTAATTGTTTTATATACCATTTAAATTCTGCCATACTATTTCCTATCCTTCTATGTCTTTTTCCATTGCACTAAGCATATCTTCAGTTTCATATTCATCTTCATCTTCATTTATCTCAGTTATATCATTTATTTGAATATGCTTTTTAGCTTCTATCATTTCAATTTCTTTAGCTTCAAGTAATGACTGAAACAAATCAATTGATTTATCTTCATTTCCTGAAATTAATATATTTATAAATTCTTTCTTAAAAAAAGAGTTACCATCATTCCACTCTGATATTAAATATCTACTTCCTATCTTTTTTATAATTTCAAAATCCTGTAAAAGAGTAAATAATCCAGAATGCTTAACTGGTCCAACAGCAGCATCTAATACAAACCAACAATTTCTATTTTCTGTTCCAAATCTTGATTTCGTTATTTTTCCTCTAATTGATTTAAGAGAACTACCAAGAGAAGTTTTTCTTCTATCTTTTTCAGCAGTCATATCTTTATCTGCTATTTCTCCATTAGCAGCTAATTCTGTAAATCTAACAGAAACTGAAGGATTATATTCAGCATTAACTCCTCCTGTTGCTTTGTATGGATCATATATATTTCCAATATTTGTATATAATTTATTTGTAAATAAAAACGCTATATTTGATTTTTCAAATGCTGTATCAAATGTTCTAAAAAATTGTCCAATCTTCTGACCTTTCATTCCCATATCTGAGGTCCCACTAAACTCTCTTACTGTTTGTAAATTTCCTAATGAATCAAGAATCATAAGTATTTTAGCATCTTTTAATTTTGGATTAAACTCTAAAGCGTGCACCATCTTTTTAACAAGCCGAGTAGCTCCTTCGACATAAAGACTTTCAGGAGTTTCTGTTTTAACAGGAAATTTATTATCTGCTACTTCATCAATTTTATTATTTTTTTTATTAATTTTATAATTTCCAAAAGTATGGGCTTTTAGTATTCTAACTTTTTTTACATCAACTCCAGCAAATTCAATTAATTCTTTTGCGTTTCCTCCACCTTCTGTTTCAAGTAATATTATCATATCTAATTGAGGATCTCTCATTGCAGTAGCAGATAATAAAGATTTACCAGAACCTTTCAAACCATCAAATGATGTTACTCTTCCAGCTGGTATTCCTTTTCGAAGATTTCTTGACATAGCATAATTTAAAGAATATACTCCAGAATCATACCAAGTTTTTACTTTCCCATCAACTTTAGATAAATCAATTACATCTTTAAATTGAGAATTTATTAAATTATCTAATTCTCCAAAAATATTATCTTCTTTTTTTTCTATTTTAGTTTTTACTTTTGCCATTTTTCCTCTTTTTAATACAATCGGCAATAATTAAGTTTATTGCCGATTGTTTATTCTACATAAACTCGCCTAAAATGTCATCTATGGCATCCATATCAGCTTCACCTTTAGCAGGTTTTGCTTCTACTACAGGTTCTTTTTTAGAAGGAGTTGGAATACTATTATTTTCAGCTTCTACTTCTACTTCTCTTGAATGTTCAGGAGTAGATTCTTCTGGATTAAGAAAATCATTTACTGCTTCTTTAATTACTTCAGTTGATTGAAATTCAATTAAATCATTATAACTCATTTCTTTAATAGATGTAAGAACTTTTTTAAGCATTTCTTTATCTTCAAAAATTGGTGTAATATTTGGATCAGGTGCACTATTATCATAATTAGTTCTACGACCAGTTCCTTGCTTATCTACTATGAAATCTCTTCCTTGAAGTGGATGAACAATATTTCCATATCTTCCACCTTTCATAATACCAAAAAACTTCTTAAAAATAGTTGGTCCAACTTCATAAAATTCTGGTTCTGTTACAGAATTTTCATCTTTTGCTCTATCTACAATTCTGAATATATACCTATCTTTCCCAGATAACTCATAAGCAATTTCTCTTTCCTCAGAATCTCTTTCTCCAATTTTATAAAACTTTTTAGACATTTTACAAGCAGGACAATTTTCTGCTTCGTGAACATTACCGTTTTTATCAGTAAAAGTTTGTGCAATACATTCATATGGTGTTCCATCTATCCAGTGAACTTTGTGGTGAAAATAAGGTAAAATTTCTCCATTCGCTTTTACAGGTGGTAAAAAACGAATTACATTTTCATCCGGTTGAGGACTCCAAAAATTACCACTTCCCTTTTTTTGATCTGATTCCATTGCAGCTAACATAGCTGCTGTTTCTTCTTGATTCATACATTTCTCCTTGTGCCTAATTGTCATTTTACCATTTTGGGTTATTGGACGTCTGGGCTATTTTTATAATTCATACGAATTATATTATAATAACAAATTATTCTTTTATTGTCAAGTATTTAATCAATAGATTATTTTTCATTAACTGTATATTTACAGAAATAGTTTTAATAAAAAATTCTATTTCTATTAAAACTATTGAAATGAAATATTCTATACTATTTATTATAAACAATAAAAAATTAATTATATATTCTATAAATTCTATAAATTCAATCATATAATTATTATATCAAATTATTCTTTTTTTGTCAATTGTTTTTCTCGGTTCGTTTTTGAAAAATCAATCATAATTATTTATGATTGATTTTGTCTTGTGCTTCTTTCTTATCCTTATAATATTGGTTAAGTAAAGCGACATACTTATTGTATTCAAAAACAGGAATATCTCTCAGGTCAGAATATGAGAACCCCCACTTAATGAGGTAAAAAAAACTTTCCTGTATTCTAGTAAGATTTTCCTCTTTAAAACCGAAAAAACTCAGTAGAAATAGGTATGCTCCCATCATACGAAGTTTCACAATATGGGCAAACAACTCCATCAAGCGTATCAACACCCGTTGAAAAATTTGCTTTTTCATTTAATTCTGCCCTATCCATTCCAACTAATGATTCATAAAATTCTTCCCAATCTCCCATAGGAACATCTACACCATTTGGATCTGTAATTTTTATTGTTGTTACTATTAAATTATCAACCATTCGCTGATCTGAATCAGTAGTTGATTTTTTTCTTTTTCTATTTCTATTATAAATTTCTTCTGAATGAGCTAATCTTGGTAATACAAATGTTACTTTATATTTACATTTGGGGAGAACAACAGTAAATGGTTCTTTAATATCTTCTGATAATTCTTCAAATTCAAGTTCATTAATTTTAACTGTATGATCAAATTCCATTCCACAAGATGAATTGCTACATTTTAATTTAAATTTATAATCATTACCATATGAAATACCTCTAAGAAAAAACAATAGATAATTACTATCATATAAAAGGATATCTTTTGCATCAATATCTGATGCAATGCAATTATCAATAACCATTCTTGTAGCAGCTCCTGATTTAAGAAAACGACTGGTAGATAAAATTTCTTCATCTTTAACTGTCATTGGATACATTTGTATCTGACCATTTAAAATATCAACATCATTTGTAACATTTTTATATAAAATTCCTTTTGAAGGAAGTGTAACCATTTCAGCTTCTGAAAAGTTAAATTTTCCTGATTTTCTTTTTTTCATTACTGAAGCTGGAACATTTGATATTTTATTCATATCAATAGTAGGTGCTTTTGGTATTTTCTGAGTATTAGTAGCCTGTTCTAATTCTTTTTTTGTTGGCATATAAATATTTCTCCTGTTATTATTTACTTTATATATGATGTATCTTATCTAAAATTTTTATTTTTGTCAAAAAAATTCTTATTTTATTAAAAATTTTACTTAGTAGATTTTAAATCTACGCCCTGCTTATTATTAACGGGAAATATTTTTCTCCATAGATACAGGAAATATTTTTCTCCATCTATGAAATTATTTTAGTAAAGATAAAGATATGACATTAAATGAATTAATTAAATCAACAATAACAGGACAACTAGTAGATTTTTCAAAAGGTCATAGCAAAACAGGGTTTGTTATAATAGTCACATCTCAACAGGATAATAAGAAGTATATTATTGAAAAGTCAATAAAGGATTTTTCAAGATTTGAAGATTGGATTGATAAAGAAGCAAGAGCTGATATCAGGCAAACTGGTAAGTATTACAAAATAGAAGAAGGAAAATTTCCCTTAATTCAAATTAGAGTTAAAGTTGAAGATCAAAATCAAGATATGAAAAATAAAGAAATAGTATTTTAGGAGAACATTATGTTAGATATAATAAAAGAAATGAAAAAGAATTCAGGTGTTAAACTTAATGAAAGCGAAATAAGTCAGGTAAAAACATTAAATGCTGAATCAAGATTAATAGGAGCATTTGCTAGTCTTTTAAGAGAATTAAAATGGATTCAAGCTGATTCAGAAGGAAGAAGATATAATTATTATAACGATAGGCCAAATATGAACTCTGTTGAAAAAGCAGAAGAAAATAGAGATACTGACATGAATAAACTTCATAAAGTAGCTATGGAAAAATTAGAAATTATTAAAAATGAATTAAATAAAACTTTTAAAGAAGAAATGGAAAAAAATGATGATGAAGACAGCGAAGAAGAGGAGTAAAAAATGACTCTACTAGAAGAGATTAAAAAAAATTCTGGATATGAAGAATTAAATGAAGGAATTAAATGGTTTAAAGATAGTAAAAAAATGAGAAGGTTAGAAAAAGCAATTGAATCTAAAATAAAGATTGCACAAAAAAAAGGTGATGTTGCTAATCTTGAAAAAGTAGAAGATCTTCTAAATAGAATTCAAAAAATTACTTTTTCTTTAGAGACTTTAGAAAAAAAATATAAAGATGCAAAAGACGAAAAAAAGAAAATTTCACTTAAATCTGATTATAATAAAATCAAATTAAAATATACAGAACTTCTTAAAATAGTAAGCAAACAAGATGTTAGAAATGCATTAGTAGCTGCTGGAGTAATTGTTTTAGCAATTACAATTTTACTAATGGGATTTGGAGTTTTAAATTTAATGAATAATAGTGGAGCTTTAGATCAAGCAGCTGAAAATATTAATCAAAGATTAAATCCTTCAACAAATATGTTAGGAAGAGCACTTCAAGGTGAAGTAATTAGACGAACAAATCCAAGTATGGTTATGGCAATGGCAACTCTTGGTATGTCAGTAACTGGTTCTGTTTTTTCTTTATCTAAACTTACTGAATTAGAAGGAAAATATGAAAAAAATGCTATGACAGTAAAAACTTTTAGAGTAGTAAAGAAATTAGCATCTGCTGCTAAAGAAGCAGATAAGTCTAAAACAAAAAAAGAAACAAAAGCAATGACTGATGGAGATGAGGAATAAATATGGATTTTTCAGATATATTAAAAAATGCTAAAGAAGAGAAACTTAATGAATCAGGAATAAGATTGAAATCAGGTTCTTCTTCTGTAAAATTGTATCATCATGTTGATATGGATGGTGTTTTTTCAGCAATGCTTGTATATAGACAATTAATAAAGCAAGGAGTAGCTCCTGAAAGAATACAATTATTCCCTGTTCAATATGGAAATCAGAAACCAGCTTTCTTTAATGTTAGTCCTAAACAAATGGCTGTAGTAGTTGATTTTTCTCGATTACCTCCAGGAGTAACTGTAGATTGGTTATCTGACCATCATGAACAAGAAGAACCAAAACCAGGAGAAGAGGCAAGAAAATCAAAATCTGGAGTAAGAGCTGGACCAAAAAGAGATCCTAAAAGAAAAGGTGAAGTAAGCCATAAATCTGATACTGAAAGAATTGCAACTATTCATACTTCTGGAATAGCTGGAGCGAATACCCTCAAAGAAATTTCAAAAGTTGATAGTGCTAAAATAGATAATTTATTAGATCTATCAAAATTAAAAATGAATAAAAAAAACTTTCCAAACGTTGTAAATGCATTACTTTCAGCTGTACTAAAAGGAGATACTGCAACAGGAAAGCCTTCCGCAAAAACAACTGGAGCTATTGAATATATAATTAGAAATGCAATTCCTAGTGTAAAAGGTGTTTATACTGCTCTGAAATCCAATAAGGTTAAAACTCTTATTTCTAAAGAAATAGAATTAGTAAAAGAATTAAAAAAACCACAAGAAAAAAGAGATGATAAACTAATTAAAAAATTAATAGGGAAAGACCCAAAAGAAAAAACAGAATTATCTAAATCAACTATTAGAAAAGCGATGAGGGGAGAGGGAAGAAGTAAACCCCCAGTTTCTATTGAAGCTATGAGAGCAAAAAATGAAAAAGATATAGCAGACGCTACTGGACCAAACTCTGTATTTAAAGTAAAAGGATCAGGAATGTGGTCTGAATTGTCAGGGCCAGGACAACCGGGAAGATTTGTTGGTTCAATGTTAACTGATAAAAATGGAAATCGTTATCCTTGGGCAATGAGATCTTGGGCTAATATGATACAAATAGCGTTAAATCCAGATATGCCAGACAACGAAAAAAGTAAATATAATCTTATTGATATTATGAAAGCTGCTTTTACCGAAGTTGAAAAAAAATATGGAAATAAGTATAACAAAAAGAAATTTGATCAAGTAAAAGAAGGAATAGGTGGACATGCTTCTATAGCAACTTCTGGAGAACTATACAAATTAGCAGGAGTTTCTTGGAAAAACAAAAAAAAGCAAGAAAGTTTAGAGAAACTTCTTATGTTAAGAAAAAAGAGGTTAACAAATGCCAAGAAGAAAGTTACCCTACTAAAAAAAGAACTTACAGCCGAAAGCAAATTAAATCCGGGAAAAGAAGGTAAATTAAAACGAGATGAAATTAAAGCTAAAAAGAATGAATTAGATATAGAACAAGAAAAACTTAAAAATGAAATTGCTTTTAGCAACTTATCAGCAGAAGCAAAAGTAACAAAGCTTAAGAGTACTAAAGAATGGATAGAAGGAAAGCCAGCTATTAAAGGAACTAAAACAGAAGAAGCAAAACCTGCAATTTCTGGAAAAAGACAAGACATAATAAAGTTTTATAGAACAGAAATATTTAAAAAGTTAGACGAAAAATTTACAGGAGTAAAAGTTGGTCCCTTAAAAGGCGATAAAGAAGATGTAGAAAAATTTAAATTTAATAAAAATGAAAGTAAATTGGAACTTAAAAATCAAATTTTAGAAAACGTTAGTTTCTAAAATCTTATAAAACAAAAAAAGACACTCAATTGAGTGTCTTTTTTTTCTTAAAGTAGAAATATTAAATAGTTTCTTTAATAAAATTTGATTCTTTATTTACAAAAGCTTGAAGAATTTGTTTTGCTTCTCTAAAATTTTTCTTTCCTGTGGTAGTAGATTCACTTAAAATATTTAAACCAAAATCAAGAGTTGCTATAGTTTTAGCGATTGCTTCTTTATTTGATTCTCTTAATAGTTTAATATTTTTATCAAGTTCAATAGTTGCTGTATTAACATCATCAACAATTGAATCCATCTTCATTTTAGCATAAACTGAAGATACTACTTTTCCTTCAAGAAGTTTATTTTCAAATTCAGTATAGTTTCTTGATGCTCTACTTAATTTTTTAATAAAAGATTTAGAATTATCACACTCTTTAAGTAATTCAGCAGATCTCTGCCCAGCTAAAAAAATATTATAATCTTCATCTATAAAATTATTTATATCTTTAATAGTTTTTTTTGCATCTACAAAATCTTTACCTAGTTTTATTTCATCTAATAATTGTTCTAACAACATATTATTCTCCTGTACTATATGTATTAATATTATCTTTACAAGTTTAATTCAATAACTTACTGTAAAGATATATATAAGGAAATTAATATGAAACTAAAAAAAATCGTAGAAGCAATTGAAAGAGAACGTGTTGTTAGAAAAGGAAAATGGAAAGTAAAATACTCTTCTACTCGTGAAGGTTATAGAGTATTAAATAACGATGGAGTGCGAAAAGAAATAAAAATGTCTCCTGAAGAGATTAGAAAAAGAAAGCGTTCTGGAAAAAAAGCTGCTCGGAAAATGAAAGGGAAGATGGCTCAAATCAATGCTAGACGAAAAAGATCTATGGCAAAACGAGGATAATAATGGAAAAGGTTGTAATAGTAATAGGTGAAACTGATTGGCAATTTTTATCAAAAGAAGATAACCTTTGTGAGGTAGTAAATATAAAAACAAAAGAAGAATGGAAAGGTTTTATTATGAAATTAAGTTCAAAAGGGGTTTATCTTGTAGAACTTAGAGAAGAAATAGAAGGTAAATAAAATGGCTGGAGTTATTTCTTGGCTGTTAAGTAAATTAAGATCGCGACGTTATGCTATGACCTCAACGAGAGGAAAGGCTTTAATCTTTGGTTGTATATATAGCCTTCGATATTCCAACTTCAAAAGAGATCCATCACCTTTAATTCTAACTCTTTATTCAGGTCCAAGAAGTTTCGTTAGAGTATCAGGTCACTACACAGATGGTATAAATCTTAATTATTTATCGATGCCAGATAAACAATGGCTTGCGAGAACAATATATCTAATTAAACGAGGTAATCAAATAATGAAACCTCATTTATTTTATAGATTTCTTAAATTAAATAGACCAAATATAATAAGAACTGCTTTTCGTAGATATCATACGTCAATGATAGTAGCTCCTAGAATGGCAAGTGCGGGATGGACGAGTTTATCAAAACTTCAATATCCTATAAATAATCCTTGGATTCAAGGATTAAATCAAACATTAGAACCTAAAGAAATTGGATATACAAAAATTCAAGTAGCATATTCTAAAACAGAACTTCAAGATAGAGTGAATTTAGCATTAAATTCACGTCCAATATCTTCTTTAACTTCTACCACATCGTCTTCTGTTATTCCTTAACTTTCTTTTTAATGATATTAACAATAGAGCCATTTTTCTTTTTCATTTCTTTTCTAAATTCAGCAGGAGAAATTTTTTTCATTAGGTTTTTTAATTTTTTTGTAGAAGTTGCTCCGACAAGTTTTTTTATTTTTTCAAATTTCATTATCATTCCTTATATAAAGTGTTATATTTATCTTTATTTTTAATAAAGATAATACTAGAGGAATAAAAATGGAAACAATAAAAGCAGAAAGTATTTTTAAATTAAATGCTACGTCATTAAACAAAGATGTTAAAGGAATTTTGCCTATGACACCTTGGGTTGAAATACAATTTAGAACTAATATTTTAAAAGATGATATAAATATAAGTAAAAAAACTCCAACAGAAAATAATGAATGGACAACAGTTACTTTTAGAAAAACTGATGATAGTATTTATAAACCTCCTATTAATACTAATGATACTAGTTCTTTAAAATTTGATAATTTTTTTGATAATATAACTCTTGAAGATGATGGAGGAATTGTAAAATGTAATATGACGTTATTTGATAAAGATTTAGATAGATTAGAAAATATAATAATTAAATCTGTTATGGCAACTAAGGGAGGAAATGAACTTGTAATGAAATCATTACAAGAAGCCACTCCTAAAGCAGTACTTGAATTTATGCCTAATCCAACATCAAATATAAATTTTAGAGTAAGATTTGGATATTCAGATCCAAATAGAGGAGAAAAAGTTTATAGTCCCCCATTAAAATCATCTCCAGATTGGAAAGATAGAACATCTATAAAAAAAATGGAAAGTTTATATTTAAAAAGTCCTTGGTTGTATTTTATGATGATGGATGTTCAATTTAATTTAACAGAAAAAGGATTAATAGCAACAGTTTCAGGAATATCTATTTCTAATTCATTCTTTGATAAAACTAAAATTATTAAAAGATTTGCTTTGATGAAAGGTACTCCTCAAAAATTATTTAATAGTATTTCAAAACAATTATTTTTAGCAACTGGAGGAAGGGTTCAAGTTGTAAAAGGAGTTTCTCCGGGAAGCACAAATAAAATTGGAGAACCTTTATTACCAAATGGAAAAAAACCAATAAGTAAAACTATTGATTATGGAGAACCTAGTGATTTGCCAATTCAATGGGCAGTTCCAGAAAAAGAAAGATCAGATGTATATCCAGATAATTTATCAACTATTGATAAGAAAGAATTAGAAGAAAATTCTAAATGGTTAAATATAAGTATGTCATTAGGTGGGGAACCAAGATATGAAAGAGATGATGATGGAATAAGTACTGGAAAAATAATAAATGAATTTATGTCTATAAAGGATTTATTAAATGATTTTGTAAATAAAGTTCCTCCAATTTTAAGAAATAAAAAAAATAATAAATATATTACTGATGGTGAAAGAATAAAAGCAATAATTGATAATAAAGACGGAAAAGAAGATTCAACTTTATATGAACCTATATCATATACATATTCTATTAATGAACAAACAATAGAAACTGGTTCAGGAGCTAATACAGATACGGTTGTTGTATTAAGATTTTTTTATAGAAGGTTAGATAAGACAAAACAAGAGTATGTTAGATCATATGAATATAGACAATCTCCAACATCAATTGTTACAAATTTTAATGTAAAAAATAGTTTAGATTTTATTCAATTAAATCAAAGTATAGCAGTTAAAGGTGAAGAGTTAGAAGTATATTTATCTAGTCCGTCAAAAGAATCTGATAGTAATGATGGATCTGCTCCAGCAAATACTACTGGTTTATATAATGGAAAATTACATAGTAATGATTTTACATTAGTTAATACAATAGAAGAAAATACAGGAAGTTCATTTAGTAATTTATTAGCAGCAAAAGTAGTTAAAAACATGAATCAAGGAATCTTTTTTGGGACTATAGAAATATTGGGAGATCCTTATTTTTTATTTGATACTAGTTTACAGCCTTATCAATATTATATAAAATTAAATGTATATAGAAATTATAATGAGTATAATACAAATAATTCTAGTAATTCAAAAATATTACAACAAAGTTATTTAACGGGGTATTACCTTATAAAAAAAATTACTCATAAGTTAGACACTTCTGGTTTTAGAACTGTGTTAGATGTTCAAAGATATCCCACAACAGGTATTGAAACTTAACATATTATTTTTTAATTGAAAAGATAATACTATAAAGAATACTCTGGAGAAAACATGGCTGGCTCAGTAGACCTATTTTTAAATATATCGAATGGATTAGACGAAAACCTCAAAAAATCAGAAAAAAGTTTATCTAGTATGGGAAACGTTGCTGAAAAAGTAAATAAAAGTATGACAAGTATGAATAAAAATTCTAATATGCTTAATGATAATTATGATGATATAGTAGAGTCTTCTGAAAAAGCTTCAAAAAATACTGATAGATTAGCAGGAGCTTTAGATAAAGCAAGAAGTTTTGCTGGAAAAATAGCTGGTTCTTTTGGGATGTTATTTGGTGGTATTCAAGTAATGGATGTTGTTAGTGATTTTATTAGTTTAAATCAACAAATGGCAGATCTTTCATATCGTATGGGAGAAATGGGTACAACTTCGCATGATTTAGAAAAAGCAGTAACAGGAGTTATGATAGCAACTGGAGCTTCTTCTGAAAAAGCCACTGAATGGATTACTGGCTTAAGAGAAATGAGAGTTGCAACTTCTGATTTGAAAGGACTTACAACTGCTGGAATTCAATTCTCTGAAATTACTGGTGGAAGTGAAGAAGGTGTAAGAAACATGATCGGCTCATTAAAAGTAATGGGTGGATTAGGAACAAAATCTATTAAAGGAATGTTAGGAGAAATTGTAAAAGTTCAAAGAGCTTTTGGGTTTAGTAAAAGTGAAATAGATAATCTTACAGATAGTACAGTAAAATCAACTCAAATGTTAAAGCAAATGGGAAAAAGCGCTTCTGAAATAGCATCATTTTCAAAAGGTGTAACAAAATTAGCAGGAGCATTTTCTTCTGTGGGTATAAGTGCTCAAACAGCTACTGAGTTTGTTGATAAATTATTAGATCCAGGACAAATTGAAGATAATGCTTTCTTATATGCTAAACTTGGAGTTAGTATGCAAGATGCTATTGAAGGAAATGTTGATCCAGGAAAATTAGTAAATGGATTTAAGGATTTAGGTGCAGAACTTAAAAACATGAGTGGGCCAGCGGCATCAGCTATGGCAAAATCATTAGGTATGCCTCTTAAAGAATTACGTCAAATGGCTGATATGGATATGAAAGACCTTGAAAAAACATTTTCAGGGATTACAGGTTCTTCAGAGGAACTTTCCAAAAAGCAACAAGAACAAGCTAAGTTTCAAAAGAATTTTAAAAACATGATGGAAAAAACAAAAGGCATATTAATGGAGTTAGCTCTTAAAGCTATGCCTATATTAAATAAAGGAATGTCTTTTGTAGCAGATCATTTAACTGGATGGATAGATGCTGGAAAAAAGTTTATGGGAACTTTTAAAGGTGCTGATATGAAAAAGATAGGTGTTCTATTAGGATTAGCAATTATTGGAGCGATTTTATTAATTACTAAATTTAAAAAAAGATTTGCTTCTGTTAATACAGAAGTTGGAAAAGGTTTGAGTAAAGCGCTTTCATCAGGAATGGAAGAAGCAATGGATATGGGTTCTAAAAAGTCAGCTGTCAAATTTGAAGAAAGGATGAAAGTAAGTACAAGTAAATATATGTTAGATCTTCAGCAAAGAATTATTGAAGGTACTGATTATGCAGCTACTCAAGCTGCTAGTAATTTTTATAAAACTATGGGTGGAACTCGTTTAACAAAAGGAGCAGCAGCTTTATCCAAACACGCAGGAGAATATCTCGATAAAATTTCAGCAGGAGCTAAACCAGTTTCTTTAATTGATAGTTTAATACAAAAATCAAATGAAAAAACGCAATACCGGATTAAACTTGAACATGAAAATTATCTTCAAAAAAAAGGTGCTTATGAACAAGTTCAACAAGAAGCAGAACAAAGTAATAAAAAATATTTAGATAGAATAAAACAATTACAAGAAATAAGTAAATATGAAGAACTAAGTCCTGCTAGGCAAGCTGAATATAACAAAGCAATGAAAGTTAGTGAAAAAATAACTGCTAGAGAAGAAAAAGCAAAAAATAAATTAAAAAATTTAGAAAAAGAAGCTCAAAAAAGAGAAATTTCATTTCTTAAAAATATTTCATTAGATGAAAGAAAAAGAATGTCTGATTCTATTGAAGCAGAAATTAAAAGAGGAAATGAAGAAAGAGTAAGAATTAAAATAGATCAAGAAGGAAATCAATTATCTATAGATGCTTTAGATCATTCAAGAGCAGCTTATACAGAACAATTAAAATTATTAGATGAAAAGATTAGAAAAGAAAATTTATCTGGTAAGGAACTATTAGAAGCTAATGAAATAAGATTAGATTTAATTGGCAAACAAAAAATGACTAATGATTTATTAAGTGAAGAAAA